AACACCTGTTTCATGTTCATAGTAATATGAAATTCCTTCTGTGTTTCCTGTTACGTCAAAAGATGTATCAGTGCCTGCATCGTATTGAGTTCCATGTGGTAAACCAAATACAGATGAGTCTTGCCAAGTAGTTCTAATAAATAAAGGACTTGCATTAACAAACCATATAGGTCGTTTAGCAGTAGAGTCTAGATAACTATATGTGACTGACTGAGTATTAACATTAGAGTTAGCTTCTGGATAAAACCATGTTACTTCTCCAAACAAATTATTAATACCTGCATAAACCATTTGATTAGATGTTGTGTTAAGATTGTCATAAACATAATCCTCAACTAAACAGTCCATTGATTCTAGTTTACCAGTATATCTAAAAAAACCATTATCAGACATCCAGTACGCAGCACCATCAACTTCAACAGCTGCGTTCTTACCAATCAATCCACAGTTAGTACCTACTTGTTCAAAAGCAAACGTAAAAGGAGTTCCAACAAATCTCATGGTAAATAAAGAAGTATCAGACCAAACATAAATTGCATTCCTACCAAGTTTAGCTCCTATGATCCGTGATCCGGCGGCCAGTCTTTGTGTACCAGCACTATTCTCAGCTGTTGGTGTATAGTCATTAATATTTTCTTGAGAAGAAAAACGTATAAACATTTCATCTTGAGTGGTTTTATCACCAATAGTTGTTTCTGTTCCAAAGAATACTAAGTGACGGTCAGGTGTTGACACCAACATATCACGTGACGCTGTTGGTGCACCAGTTATAATAGTTGCTCTTGTAGTTACAGCATCTACTAAATCTGAATTCCATTGAAAACATTCACCATTAAATATTAATGCAATAGCTGTGCTTCCTAAATTATCTATAGACCACATGCCGGGTTCTGCAACTTTGTCTGAAGTTGTTGCTGCTTGACCCCATCCCGAAAATCCGCTGTGGTTAGTAACAGTTGCACTGGTGCTGTGAGCAGCTCGAGTTGTTCCTCTAACAGCTCTAACAATTCCTGTAAAACTTGTAGCTGTTAAACCTGTGTAAGATATTTCTTCTGTTCCGACTTGTATAAAATTTGTACCTGCACTTGGAAAACCCGTGGTGCTTGCTACGTTAATTGTGGTTCCTGACCCACCTGTTCCAAAAGCATTATCACCTAAAGAACCATTTAAAGTTGTAGTTTGTGGACTAGTTACTGAACCACCCCACTGCGATATACCATAACCAAAAACCCCTACTTGATCAGGTGGACCAACATGATAATATTGAAAATAAGTTATACCTCCAGAAGTCGTCGCACCACTTCCTGTTTCATTGCTTGGCATTGTAATAGTAATTGTAGTTGCTGAAGGAACACTTATTACCATAAATTTTTTATCAGCAAAATCAGAAGCTGCAAAGTTAGAATTAGTAATAGAACTAAAAGTACTTGAGTCATCAAATAATATTATATCTCCTGTCTCAAAACCATGGGCTGTAGCAAAGGTTATTGTTACAGTTGGTGATCCATTAGTCGTGCTAAAAGCATTAGTAATAGCTGTGCCAGATGGATTAGTTAAAGGATGTATGTCATAATACACGTCTCCTGTATAAGCATACAAAATTCTATTAGTTCCAATTAAAGAATACTTAATACCTGTTTTATTAACCATATGATGCAAACCTCTAGCCGCACCAGTTAATTTACTCTCTCCCAATTGTGACCAACCACCTATTTTTTCAGGTGTGCCATATCTAAAACGTACATTTTCTCCACCAGTCCACTGTGATTCAGCACCTGTAGATGTAACTTGTTTGTTGAAACCGGGTAGAAATCCTAATTTTTGTAACATAAAACCCTTATATAAGAAAATAAAGATGATTGTACTATTTTTTATATGTGAAATCTATCTTTTTTTATCTGGAGAAATAAACGATTGAATAGATAATCTAGGCATTATAGGAGATAATACAGTATTTACTTTATGCATCATAGGAGATTTTATTATTACAACAGAATTACCTATGATTGGAATAAAACCAAACTCACCTTCATGTTGATACATAAATTCACCACCCCACTGTTGATTCCATTTGTAATTTAAATAATATGTAATTGCATAATCATGACCTTCATCTGAGTGCCAATTTATACCACTATTTTTTTTCATATAATGAATAGTAAAACGCATTTTTTTTGCATTTAAATGTATGTGAGGAAGATTACCACATATGTTTGCTAAGTTAGCAAAATACTCAGGCGTCATTTCTACCCTCATCGGTTCAGTTAAATTTTGATATAAATTTTTATTCCAAGAAACACTTACATTTTTAAATAACAATTTCTTTCTTTCTTTAAAAGCTTCATTGTGAATTTTTTTGTATTCTTCTTTAGGTAAAAAATCTTGAAAATAAAAAAATTTATCTTCTATACATTTCATTAATATCATAACTATTTACTACCACAACAATCTCTATCTTGATCTTTATTGTATAAAAAACAATTGATGCTGTATCTAGTGCCTTTAGTTATTTTTTTAGTTCCATGAATAAAAATAGGTTCTGCTGGAAACATAACAGAATCTCCTGTTTTTAAATCATATAACTCTTTGCCAGAAAAAAAACTAAACTCCCCTCCTTCATAATCTTCATTTAAATTTATAGTGCACGCAGCCCTGTTTCTTTTGTTAACATCTAAATGATCTAAAATTTGTTCTCCTTCTTGATATCTCATAACTCTAATATTAGCGGTTGTAGTCCACCAAGAATTACCAATAACAGGTGTAATCTTTATTTTTAAAAATTGAGTATAATTTAAAATCATCATTTCAATATATCTAAAAGCTAAATTTTTAGCTTCTTCTATTTCTGAATTGTTTTGGTATAGTTTTGATAGATCTAAAGATTTAAAATTATCTAGTTTATATGCCGAACCTTCGTTTATAATATGTTTAGTGCTTGCTTCTTTTTGAGTTTTCTCAATATTTTGTTTAAATAAATCTATAAAATAATTACACACCTCTTTAGGCATGATATTGTTTTTTCTGTATATTAAATCTTTTACTTTTAAATCCATCATTATTTTTTAGGTAATAAAAACCAAGAGGTCATTAAATATTTTTCACCTTTCATAGGTTGGTTTCCTCTATGCACATAAGGAAAGCCAGCAGGAAAAACAACTACTCTTCCTTTTTTTGGTTTAATTCTCATTGCTTGATTTAAAAATTCTGTTTCACCACCTTCTTTTACATCATTTAAATAAACAGAAAAAACTAAAGCTCTAAAAGCAGAATCCATAGACGCACCGTGTTCAAGATGCCAAACATGATAACCTTCTGTAGGCAATGTCTTTTGAATTTTTATGTAAGTATATTCAAAACTAGGTACATCATAAAATTCTTTTATAGATGTATGTTTAGAATAATGATTCATAACTTGATCTATATTTAACATAATTGGTTTAAAACGTGTTGGCCATTCAATACAAGACTGAATGTCTATGGCTTTGTCGTTTTTTTTATCTTTAGTAGTATTCTCTATTAAAATTCTATCGTAAGTTTTTTTTAATTTTTCTTTTTCATTAAATAAATCTATAGCGTCATTACACTGAGAGTCTGGAATATATCCATCATATACTCCTATAAAATTTTCTATTTTACTTTTTCTTTTTTTCATATTCTTTCACTAAAAAATCCAATTGACATAACTATTCTTGGACTAACACCTATAACTTTATGTTTAACACCTCTTGGAATATAAATCAAATCTCCTTTAGAGATTTTGTAATCAATTATTTTACTATCAAAAACTTTATAAATTATGTTACCATTTAACCCTATGATAAATACATCTTCTTCATCAGTGTGGGGTATACCTGCTTGAGATACAAAACTTAAAAACAAATCAATATTGTTTTGTTCATGATGTTTATATTTAAATGTTTTATTTAAAAAATCAAATAACACTTTAAATTCTTTTAATAGATTCATTACTTCACGTATTTGAAAAACATCTTTTAAACTATTGTGATTTGATTTTGAAATAACTTGTAAATTATTTTCTTCAATTAAATTACTAATTAAATTAAAGTCATATGGTCTATTTAAAGATACAAAATTTTTTACAAATGTAACTTTGTTTTCTCTTATAGATTGTATTTGATTTTTATTTAGTAGCATCTTTCGGTGTATATAAATATTTTATTTTTGATTCTGTGCAAGTAAAAACAGCATCTTCATATGTTTCAACAATAGGATACCCGTTTAAATTAAAAGAAGTATTTAACAACAAAGGCACTTTTGTTTTATCATAAAATAGTTTTATTAAATCGTAGTAATTTGGGTTTTGTTTTCTTTTTAAAGTTTGAAACCTACAGGTGTTATCAGCATGAACACATGCAGGAACTTCATCTATTGCTTTTTGTTTAGCATCTATTGCAAACGTCATATAAGGTGATTCATCAAGTGTATGCATATCTAAATAGTCGTGTCTATGTTCATATAATATAGTGGCTGCAGTCGGTCTCCACCATTGCCGTCCTTTTTGTTTATTTACTATTTCTTTTGCATTTTTATTTCTTGGATCAAATAACATAGAACGATTACCCAAAGCTCTTGCACCCCATTCAGAGTGACCTTGAAATATAGCAACTAATTCTTGCTCTAATAATTTTTCTATTACTTCTTCTTTAGTTGTTATAATTTGCATATTGATAAGCGGCTCCTATTGCTGTTCCTCCATCATATGGTACTGGATCTACAAAAAAATTTAATTTTGGAAAGTGTTTTACAAGTTTAAAATTATTAGAACAATTTAAATGATACCCTCCAGATAGTATTATGTTCTTACAATCACTATAGGTTGTAGCTTTTTTAATTAATACAATTCTTTCCTCTAGGCTTTCTTCCTGTGCTTTGTTAGCTATTTCTAAAACATCTTTGTCTATATTTGTACCTTTGTCTTTATATGCAGCTACACCCATTAACTGACCTTCTTGATTAGGACCAAAACCAGCTTGATTTTTATATCTTTTGTATTTTAACCCTGCCCATAATTTATTACTACAAAGTAAATCCATATAATTATCTTGAGTAAGAAGTCTATGTTTGAAATTTAATTCACAAGGTATTTGATTATAGACTTTAAAATAGTCTGTGTCGATATTAGAAAAATGTTGATATAAATAATTAACATTTTTTTTGTCTACATAAAAAATAGATTCTAATGCTTTAAATTGATGTCTTGGAGGATTTAATCTTTCACCTCCCCAATAACAAACAACTAGTAGTGCTTCATTAAAATTACTAAAATAAAAAACACTCAAAGCGTGGTGAAAAAGATGTTGAGTATAATAAAAA